GTTTCGTGAGGATTGACCCCGGTATACGGACGCCATTTCCAACCTCGGATCTTTGATGCTATCCGACCTTTGTGGATGACGTATTTGATCCGCTTGTCTCCGGCTTTGGCTGCTTCGACGATGGCTAATGCGAGCATTCCAGACGCTTTCGAGTGACCTAACCCGGCGTCGATGTCTATTGCCCTGACCACTCCGTTTCTTCGAGGTGTGTGATCAGACTTTGAAGAATGCTTCGAGTCAGCCACCCAACCATCGCTACGCCTATCCCTATTAGGGTAACGATCGTCAATTTGCTCACGCAGTTGTCGTCCGGCATGGCTAAGCCAAGGATTAGTCTTTGCCAAGTTTCAAACCTTCAGGAATAGGCTTGTCGTATTCCCATTTGGCAATATAGACAACGCCATCGCCGTCATCTTGAAACATAATTCGACCATCAATCGGATGAAATTCTTTCGTATCCAAATCTGGATAGGCTTCCAATACTTTTTGAACGATATTCATTAGGCTCCTAAATAGGCAATCGAGAAGTGACCGTAAACACCTTTTTTCAAACTTGGCGATGAAGCCTCGCTGAACGCAAATAATTCGATGTAATCGGTTGCGACCAAGGACATAATTTCGCTGATGTTGATTGCGGGTTCTTCGGAGTTTGCCAGACGGATGGCGACAAAATTGGAGTTATTCTTTCTGATATAGAGTTCAACTCGACCGCCGCCTGCGCTCGTAAAACCTAGAGTTCCGGTTACTAGGTAATAACCACCTTTTCCTGAAGGGATGGTCATTCTCGAAGTGTTGGTCGAAGTGCTGTGAAAGGTATTTGTATCAAAATCTTCACTTGTCCAGGTCACCGCTGTCGAAACGTATTGGGTTACGCTTTGATTACTCGAATCGGTTACCGACGCGCCAACGAACGAACTGCCGGCAGTAGTCCAAGTGAAATCAAGATCGGTATTAGTGGCTTTGGATAAAACCTGACCGGTTGTGCCGCCCTTGAGATCCACGAATGATGTATCGATGCCGGATCCAAGCGTTCGGATTGCTGCTGCTCCATCTTTGACCAAATCGGTATCGGCTGGAGTTGTCCATCCAAAATTAGTTGTTGTGGGCATATTATGAAATTACTCCTGTCGCGTTCTGCCATGTAAGTGTAGCATCTACGTCCGTCCATTGGAGCGTAGCGGTGACCTGATCCCAATCCTGAGCAACCGTCCAGAATTCGGTCGGACTAAGGGTGAGGGAAACTGAAAGACCCGAAAGCGTCGATCTGAACGTCCATCCTTCGACGTAACCGACGAACGATCCTGAGTTGATGTTAGCCGGTAGATTCGCGATGGCGACCGGCATGCCCATAAACACGTTGAGTAGACTATTACGGTTAGAGTCGCTGAGTTCCGGGTTTTGGAGCGCAAAGGTGATCGAATCGAACTTAGACTTAGGCGTAGAGCGGAAGTTGACGAAACGTTCAGCCACCGCCTGAGCATCAGCGTCCTCGTCCAGAAGCGAGTTGATTGTTCGAGCATAAAGCCCAAACGAATCGATAGACGTTTGGTCGCTATATGTGTAAGACGTTCCGAAGTTGTTTTTGTAATTGATGACGAGATCGTTCACGATGTCGCCTTGCCGTATGGTCGAACGGATGCCGTCTGCCAGCGCATGATTGGCGTCAAGATTGACGTAACCGTTAGCGATAAGATAATCCTGACGATGATCCGCGTCTCCGTAGGAAATCAAGCCGTTAGCGTCCTCGTATAGATAACCGATGCCAGAATTAGCAATATCTGAGACGTAGGAATACATATTGACCGGGCTGGCTGATCTGCTGATCATTTCGTATTCGCCAGTGTCGATTGTGCCGATTCCGACGTTCTGAGCGTTTTCCCATGTTTCGGTTGCGTTGTAAGTCGCCCACGTCAAAGACGGAGGAACCTCGTTCCAAGCATTCGTCAATAAGGATTCGAGAATTGTCCGGATCTGGGCTCCATCAAGTGCCTTACTCAGAGAACCTTCCCAGACCGCGTTTTGAAGTTTTGCTAACGCTCCAAGAGCATAAATGTCGATAACCGTGACGGTTGCTTCAGATCCGGTTTGTTCGACGCCTACGGCTATGTCTGAGATACGACCGCCAAAGATGGGAACGAATGTCGATGTCGAGTCTTTTACTTCGATCGTCACCGCCGTATTGATGCCCCACGTGTAAACCTGATTCGTAAGATTCAGGATGCGAATAGCAGCATAACCAGCCTGCGCCTGAGCATTGACGTCGGTGCGCCCAGAAGTAACCGAGAAGCCAACCAGCGTGATGTCCGTGATTGTGTTGCCGTTAGCCTTGACGCGATATTCGGGAGTCCAAGCCGTCACGTTACGAGCAACCCACCTATGAAGCCACCGCCGCCACCTGTGCCGCGTGATGCTGACTCGGTAAGGACTTTGGCAATCTGGCGAGCCGTTGACTCAGAATCGATGGCTCCATTGACCGTGATGTTATTGGTAACCGGAGCGACCGGCGCGGCGGCTGGAGTAGCCGACGGAACACCTCGCTCGATCGCCCGGATACTTGGCGCAGACGGTGCGGTAACGCCTGCGCTCGGTGCGTTGATGGTAGGAATGTTAGGTAGTGCCGGGATTGCGTTATAAGCGCGGATGAGCGCATTGATGCCGGTAATTGCGACCTCGACGGTGGCACGAATGAAATCCGCTGCTTTGGCGACGACGGTAATCACTCCCTGCGCAATAACCCCAAGAGCCTTGAGCGCACCACCGAGAACCGTTCCGATAACCGGTGCGATGTAGGTGCGGATCAGGTCTGCGAACTTGGTGAAAGACTCCTGATTAGCTGCGACTGCGTCACGAACTCGACGGAATAGGCTCAGCGCGCCTTCAAACACCGGAGTTAGCACGGTTCGAATAATTGTGACTACGCGCTCGATGTTGCCTGCCAGACCGTTTCCGCTACCAAAATCCTGAGCAAACTTCTGGATGACCGGAACGATGCGATCATTGACGAAACTGAGCAAACGTTCTAAGACCGGAAGCAAAGCGAACCCGATTGATTCTTTGGCTTCATCGAGAACTATGTTGAGTCGATCTAAGCGACCCTGAAAGGTATTGGCTGATGCGGCTGCCTGCCCTGCGAACGTTTGCCCTAATTTCGCCGTTATCTGCTCGAATGAGAGGGTTTTGACCTCGGCTGCGGTAAGACCTACACCGAGACGAGTTAGACCGCCTAGATTGCCTTCCTGAGCCTTTGAGAGCGCCTCCGTGACCGCTTGTAAACTTCGCGAGGTTCCTGCGCTAACGTCGAGCGCGATTGCCTGTAATTTTTGGGCTTGGGTGAGATCCCCGGTGGCTCGAACGAGACGATCAAGCGATGGTCGTAATTGGTCATCCGCGACTCCTGAAGCAAGCGCGGTCTTGCTGATGTAATCCTCGGTCGCGGCAACTTGGGCTTCGGTTGCGCTTGTGACGTTCTCAAGGGTTCGACGAAGCGACTCCTGAGCCTTTTGATCCTCGATCGCTGCTTTGACGCCATCGACGGCAAGTTTTGCGGCGTAGGCTCCGGCGGCTGCTGCGGCAGCAGCAAACGCTAAGGCTGCCTTCTTGCCAAAGTCTGCGACCTTTGAGCCAAAGGATTGGACTTCCTTCTCGCCCTGACCGAGTTGTTTCTTGAGGTTGTCGACATCCGCAAGGATGGAAAGTTTCAGCGTTCTGAATTCTGCCATGTTACGTCCACTTCTTCAGAATGCGATCGAATGCCTGAACCCATTGAGCGACTAATTGAGGCTGAATGCGACGGAGTGTCGGAAAGATGAAATATCCAGCGTTGCCCCGGAGCCCTGCTCTCGGAGTGCGCGTTGGAAACTGTCGGTATCGATTAGAACCGAACTCAAAACCACGCCATAACTCTTTCGTCGAACCACCACCGCTAAAACGCTGACTGGCGAACCCATAAGAGAATTCGCCCACTTTTGATGTTCTGCTGACCCGAACTCCATCAGCGATTCGTCGAACTGCGACCGGATTGACTGTGCGCGATAGAGCGGCGCGCCTGACTTCTTGCGCCGCATATTGAGCCAGTTCGTAGCCCATTTTCTTCGCTTCATCAGTTGCCTGTTCGTCCATCGCTTTGAATGCGCCGATGACCGAACGCAGTTCCTTCTTGTCGAAGGCTAAGGCTGGCTCGGTCACTTGCGCTCCTTCAATACTTCAAGAGCGGTCAGGATGTCGCTGGCATCCGTCCACTCACTCATCGGAATTCTTGTCGCGATCGCCAGTTCGACGATCAGCCGACTCAGACTTCCGACTGGGTGGCTTTTGGGTCGGACTCACCTGCCGAGATGTCCTCGACCGTTAGGCTCCAGACATCAAAAGGCTTGACCGGCACGCCTGCCGCTTCACGCTTGTGAGCGTTATACGCCAGAAACATAAGATCCCAGATTCCGATGTTGCCATCAGCCTGCGTGATCTTGTTGCCGGTTTCCTTTTCCCACTTAGCCCACTCCGGCGGTTGCGCGG